CAGCACTGGAGTATGACAACTTTGTTAACGAGTTAGAAAGTGCTTTTGTAGAACTGAATAAGGACGCTCGATGAAAATAGCTGAATTGTTTGCAGAAGTTGGTTTTAAGTTTGACTCCATTAAGTTGAGAGAGGTTACTAAGTTGCTAGGTAATCTTAATCTTTCTTCCGTGGTGGGAGCGACTTCACTAGCTACCCTAGGAAAGGGGATTGCTTCTATTATGGATCAAGCAAGTAAGGCTTCCGTAGCGTTACTCAATCTAAGAGAAGCCACGGGTTTAGATCCCCTTAGACTCCACCAACTGGATGTTTACTTCCAGAAGTTTGGAGCCAGTGCGGGAGAAGCCCAACAAGCAATTTACAATTTAAACAAGTTACGTCTCGAAGTTCTACAGGGTAGAGGTGACGCTCAACCGTTCATTATGACAGGGTTGTCTCCTACAACCGACACCCTTAAGCTACTGGATCAAATTCATGAAAAGTTTAGTGATACGTCCTTCTTGAAAAACTGGGCAGGATCTTTTGCTCAGGGTGCTCAGTCTCTTCAAGAAATGCGTGCTGCCTGGAAAGACATGATTGCAAGTCAGTTCGGTTTTACTTCAAGTATGTTACGGGGTTTAGATCAATCTAATGAAAAATGGAAAGATCAATTAAAGATATTGGGTTTGAATCTGGAAGAAGTAAAAGCAAACGCTGAGGTGCATGAAAAATGGGTTGGTGCCATGAATGACCTCAATCTTGAGACACAGAAATTAGTTACCAACTTAACTCCGATTGCTATTGAGGTTTTAAAAATTGTAGAAGCTACCACACGTTGGGTAGACAATACAAAAATTTTAGAGAACTTGTTGAAACGAGGAGTTACCAACGTTAAAGCTTACGGGTACATGGCGCACGAGGTTGGGAACAAAGGGAGTCAGTTTATAAAAGATATAATCCCTAACCTCAGAGGGATGCTGTTACCAAGCGTAGATCGTCAAATGAAACAAACAAACAATGTTACGGTGCACGTCAATGCTAACAATCCCGAAGAGTTTGTAACTAAATTTGATTCAGTATTTAAAAAATATCTTTCTAACGCTGACATTCAATTCGGACAACAACGATGAGCCTAAATTTAAACTTTGCTTCAAAGAAACCTAACTTAGTTCAGAATGCAGCCAATCTCCTTTCTTCAGTTGTTAACCAGGCTATCGTTAGACCTCTTGGAATGCCGAACGTCATTGGTGTTTCTGGATTCGTAATGGACATTCTGGAGGATGAAGAAATAAGTTTAGATTCGGACATTACTGATCATTACGTTGAACAGAACTACGCTATTCAAGATCACATAGCTTTGAAACCCGTGCGGTTTTCCCTCAAAGGATTAGTGGGAGAACAGGTAGACTCTTTACCCAATTCGCTCGCTACTATCTTTACCCAGGTAACAGGGCTGTCTACGTTAGGGGGACTGACTCCGCAGTTTAACGTTCAGGATGCTCAATTCTACGCAAAGGTGAATGACGTAGTTCAGCTTGGAACTAACGTTTTGAAACAGGTTAAGAATGTCTTTCAACTTTTCAATCAGTCTTCCACAACCACCAACAAACAACAAACGGTGTACCAATTCTTCTACAACATGTGGAAGACTCGACAACTTTGTTCGGTAGAAACTCCTTTTGCGGTATTTGAAAACATGGCTATTGAGTCCGTCCGGGCATTCCAATCTGGTGACACGGACATGATTAGTGAATTCGTGGTTACTTTTAAACAGATTCAAACCGTTTCAACCGTAGTTTTTTCGGGTAACGTGGGATCGATGGTTTCACAAAACCTCGGATCAATTTCTAACCTACCCCGTGAACCCGGAGGACGTTTTGAGCAGATGGTTTCTTCTCCAGTAAGCTTGGGAACCGATCCGGGTAAAGCTAATGACGTAAACGGTAACTTGATTTCCGTAGCAAATACTTCTCAAAACCTATATGTTCAACAAGCTGGTGCACCGAATGAGTATTAATCTATGAAACAGATAACCTCTTTAACGAATGATGCAAATCAGATTTTAGCTGTCATCCTGGACGATGGAACAAAGGTTAGTATTAATTTAACCTATTGTCCGAATCAATTGGGGTGGTTTTATTCTTTAACTTACGGGGAGTTTTCGGTGAACAATCGGAGAGTGGTTAATTCCCCAAATATGTTAAGACAATTCAGAACCTTTATTCCTTTCGGTTTAGCTTGTTTAGTCGTTGATGGGTATGAGCCGATTTACCAAAGTGACTTTGTGGACGGAAGGGCTTCGTTGTATATTCTGAATGCTGAGGATTTAGTAGAAACTGAAACTCTGATTACCGTAACGTTACCGAACTTTGTCGGGTATCCTTTAAACTAATGACACTTATAACTAGTACCAATAAATTCCAAAGAACTTACACAATGCAAATCCAAGGCATTGATGGTACTATTTATAATGTGGGTTCGGAAAATGGTGGTTCTCTTTTGACCTTAGAGTTTTCCGTTAAACGTGACGTGTTAGCTTCGGCTCAATCGGGAACTTTCCGCATTCGAAATCTTAACCCCAGTGTTCGATCCCAGATCTATAAAGACTGGTTTGACACCGGAAGGTTACCAACGGTGATCGTTAAAGCTGGATACCTCGGGACGCCTTTGTCCACTATTTTCAACGGGATTGCTTTGTCGATAACCTCGTATCGTGAAGAAGGTGGAACGGACTTTATTACCGAAATCGAAGGGCAAGATTACTCTTTGGTAATGTCCAATAGCTTTTCGAACTGGACAATTGGGGACAACAACAACCCTGTAAATCAGGAAGACGTGATTAATCGTTTGATTGGAGATCTCAAACTTACTGCCCAGAAGTACGGTAAGACTCTCGCTACGGGAATAGTGGGGGGTTTTCTTGCAAACCGTTACACGTATACGGCTAACGATTACACCTGGAATTTGTTGCAAGTTGAGACCAATCGCCTTTCATACATTGACAATGGTAAAATTTATTGCCTCCCAAACAACTATGTTTTTGAAGGCGACGTTAACTTAGTTTCTTCCGAGACGGGTTTGTTGGGAAGTCCTCGTAGATACCAGAGCAATTTGATTGCAGAAATGATCTTTGAACCGTCAATTATTCCTGGACAACAAATTTACTTAGACACCAATCTTGACAAATCGTTTAATAGTTCTAAGAACGGAACCTATAAAGTTACGGGCGTGCAGCATGCGGGAGTTATCTCTTCAGCTGTGAGCGGTAAATGTAAAACCTTAATAACCATGCAAATTATAGGGACTCCGTTTGTAGCGAGTTTTGGTTTATGACAGAAAATACTTCAAACAATAGGTACATAGTTCCCGACCTAGCTGAGTTTCTTTCCAGAAGAATGGACGATATTTCAGCTAGGATCAATTGCTTAACTATGGGTACAATCATTTCTTTTAATGCCACAAACCAAACTGCGGTCGTATCTGTCAATTTTCAAAAAGTGATTAAAGGCGTTAATCCTACTGACAATATTGGTGAAGTTTCGGACATGGTTGTGAATTATCCCACACTGGTGAATGTACCCGTAGCATTTATGAACGGTGGAGGAGGTTATTTAACTTTCCCGATTATTCCAGGTGACTCATGTATTCTTCTTTTCTGTGACCGAGACATGGACATTTGGTTTGCAACGGGGCAAGTAACCCCTCCGAATTCTGAAAGATTGCATGACATTAATGACGCTGTTGCTTTAATTGGAATCCGTAATTTACAGCAATCTCTAAGTGGATATTCTACTACGAAAGTTCAATTGAACTTTCCTACGGGGTTGGTAACGGTAACCGACCTAACTGGAGAAAGACTAAATCAGGCGGGATTCCTCCAACCGTACGCTGGTTCCAGTGCACCTTCGGGTTGGTTATTATGCTACGGTCAAGCCATCAGCCGTACCACTTACGCTACTCTGTTTGCTGTGATCGGGACTACGTACGGTTCAGGGGACGGTTCCACAACCTTTAATGTACCCGATTTACGTGGTAGAACTGTTGCAGGGTTGGATAACATGGGCGGTTCGAACGCAAATGTTTTGACCAATACTTACAACCCGAACCGTAACACTCTGGGAGGAAATACTGGAGAAGAAGCTCATCAGCTTTCTATTCCAGAAATGCCAGAACATGACCATCCGGGCAGTACTGCTAATACTCGGAATGATAGTTCAGCTGCTGGTGCTGCTGATGCGGCGGTTCAAGCTCAATTAATTAATAGTCTTATAAATGTTACCGTAGCTCCTCAGGGTAGTGACACACCTCACCAGAACGTTCAACCTACAAAGATGGTTAATTGGATTATAAAAATATGATCATTAGAGCCTTAGACATAAATCACGATTGGACATTTGGTAAAGGTAAAGAGAATTACCTCTCAGGGCAGTTAGCAATTGCTGAAAATATCCAAACTCGGATATTGTCTTTTTTCGGTAATTGTTTTTTCGACATGTCGGCAGGGATTAATTGGTTCACACTTTTAGGGATACCGAATAGTGAACAGCAAATCATGCTGAATGTGCGAGCAGTAATCCTTCAGTCTTACGGAGTTGTGAGCGTAAATAGCATCAGCTTAAACTTGGTTAATTCAAATCGCAGAGCAACTTTGACTTACAGTATAAACACAATCTACACTCAAAATTATACTCAAACCTTACAGGTGGTACAAGATGTCTAATCAGATAACAGCAGCAGGGATTCAAATCGAAACTTTCGAACAAATCGTATCGAATATCATTAATGGGACTTCCGATACCCCTGGTTTGATTCAGATTTACGGAGCCGATATTAATGTGGCTTCAAATTCCCCGGACGGGCAAGCGGTCAACATTTACGCTCTTTCAAAAATGGACATTTTGAATCTCTGCGTAGCTATCTACAATTCCATGGATCCTGATCAAGCTGTGGGGGTGTCCTTAGACCGCATTGCTCAAATTTCGGGGTTGACACGTAAACCTGGAACTTACACACAGGTAGACATTGACGTGGTAACCAACCAAAGCGTTAACCTAAATGGACTGGATACTTCCACCCCGTTTACTATCCAGGATTCCAACGGTAATTTATTCTACCTTATTACCTCAGCTTCTCTTTCTTCTGGAACCACTAGCCTCAGTTTTCAATCTGCAGCAATCGGCTTTATCCAGGTATTAGCAAATACCTTAACAACTGCGGTAACGATCGTAGCAGGGGTAGTGAGTGTAAACAATCCAGCAGTTCCTACGCAGGTGGGTACGAATCAAGAGACCGACGCTAATTTCAGATTACGTCGACAAGCCTCCACTGCTTTCCCAGCACAGAGTTCTTTGAAGGCTCTTTTCTCAGGATTAAATTCTCTGGTAGGGGTAACCGAAGCGGTCGTATACGAGAACACTACCAACGCAGTTGACGCTGACGGGATCCCTGCGCACGGCATTTGGGTGGTAATGGACGGGGGAACAAACGCTGAAATCGGGGAAACCATTTATACTTATCGAAACTTGGGTATCCCGATGAAAGGGGCTGAGACTTACGTAGTGACTCAGATAGACAGTTCTACAATTACCATGCAATACGACAACGTGGTAAATGAAGACCTATACCTCGAAGCTACCTTGGTATCTTTGACAGGTTCAGCTATCGATCGTACCGCTATCAAAGCGGCTTTAGTAACGAATTATGTTTTAGGTATCTATGATACAGCTGACGTTTCAACTCTGAATCAGCAAATTCGTGCTATAAATCCTGACGTAGTTTGTTCTGGTTTAGGGGTTTCCGATGACGGGATTGCTTGGGTAAATCTTTTAAGTCCTTCATCCAAACAGAATAAATTTGTTCTATCAACCGCTAGAATAACCTTGAGCTAAGTCTATGACCTTAAGTGAAGCTTTAGATTACTACGCAAACCAGTTAATAATTCAGTACGCTAAACTACCAAAAGCAGAAGATACGATAAAGTGCTTGGTAAACAACGCCGTGTGCGATGGATTGGTTTTTTCTCTCCAGGACGCTTTTAACTTAGATACGGCTTCTGGAGAACAACTCACTATTCTTGGAAGAATTGTGGGAGTCCCTAGAGAAATCTTTGGTTTAGACTTGACACACGAGTTTTTCAACTTTACCAGGTATTCTGGAGTTCCTGCTAGTTTTGGATTCAATCGATTCAGTACTCCAAACGATACGTATTATATTTCAAGATGGCAAACCACAGCTTCTTATACGACAACTGATTTTGAGTTACTAGCCTTAATTAAAATTAAAATTATCGCTAACAATAATTATACCTCTTTAAAAACAATTAAAGAAGCTTTGTACGAAATTTTTGAAGGAGCAATTGACGTGGTAGATAATTTAGATTATACCATAACTTACAATCTTCAAAATCCGTATCACAACGTGGGAACTATCTGTGACTTTTTAGACAACATACTACCGAAACCGATGGGCGTAGGTATCAATATTATCAATGTATAGGAGACTTGAATGGCAAAACTAACCAGGAAAACCTTACTACAATTTGGTAGCACAGTAAATGCTGGGTCAGAAATTGGTCAGTTTGGTTCTTACGCTGCCCCAATTTACACTGCTGACATTGCTACCCTCCAAGCAGGTACTGCGTGGCCACGAGGGTGGGCGGCTGAAACTGTTGCAACAAATCGACCGTTCCTTGAAGACATGAACGCCATTGACTATGTGTACGGTTACATGCTTTCTTACATTTTGCAAATGGGCATCCCTGAGTATGATTCAGCAACGACCTATTATATTGACAGCTTTGTGCAGGTAGCTGGACAAATCTATCAATCCTTGGCCGACAACAATACCGGGAATACTCCTTCTTCTTCTCCAGCAAGTTGGCAACCTGGAATCGGATCTAAGAATACTGAAACCGCTGGTGTGGTTAAAATGTTTGCTGGATCAATTGCTCCTACGGGTTACTTGATATGTAACGGTGCCGCAGTTAGTAGAGCTACGTATGCGGCGTTGTTTGCTATTTGTGGTACAACTTACGGGGCTGGAGACGGTGCAACAACTTTCAATATTCCCGACTTGAGAGGGAATGTAGCAGTAGGGTATAAGGCGTCTGATTCTGATTTTGGTACGTTGGGCGCGAACCCTGGTGCAAAGACACATACTTTGATTACTGCAGAAATGCCAGCACACAGTCACTCTACCTGGTATGCTCATAACTCTGGAAGCGGTAGTGAATCTCCGGCAGGTGGTAGTAATACCAATAGACAAGACGCTTCTACTTCAACCGAAGGTGGTGGAGGAGCACACAATAA